GGAATTATGCGGGGATGTCGGTATGGCCCGAGCAGATTACAGCGGCGATAACTGATGTATCGTTCGATGTTCTTCCGATTAAGTATCATGATGCGTTTGAGCCGGTAGAGCAAATCGCAGCCGGGATCGATGATGTTAGTTTGCTTGTCTGTCGTCCGATCTATCCAGAGGTTGTTTCATTTTCAAATGCGCTGAACGATTATAGGATTCTGATTAAAGTCAATCATCCGCTTTCGCAGGACTTAACTGATTCGACGATTAAAACAAAATTTAGTGTGAAGGATTCGCTGAATACGACGTTTGCTATTCTTTCAACATCTGCGGGCGCGGATCAAACGGAGCTCTATCTCAACATGGTCAATTTCTCATCAGCTAAGAATGATATGACGGTGACGTTCATAAGCGGCGCGAGCGAAGGTGTACCAAGTGCTCTGACATGCAATAACGATGGATGTGAATTTGATCTCACGTCATTTGCAACGGTATTTACAGCATCTATTGAGCCGCCTAAAGCCTACACCGACGAACAGATCACAGCGTCGATTGCCAATGTCGCATTTGAACCAAAGCAAGTCTACTACAGGACTATGCATACCGACGAACAAATCACTGCTGGAATTTCGAACGTTTCCTTTGTAGTGACCAACGTCGGCGGAAATCCATTATAAAGGGGTGGCTATATGAAGGCACAAGCAAACGTCAATCTACACAATAGATTTGACATTGAAGTGAGGGGCGCTATAACAGGCGAACTCAAGCAAACGGCGCAGGCGGAAAACATCGTCCTTGACGCCATGTGGACAAGGCTGTGCGGCGGGTCAAGTTACTTTGTCAATATCCATTTCGGTACTGGTACGGGAACTCTTGCTCCGACGAGAACATCTCTGTTCACTCATCTTGGTACAAAGACAGCGGTGGATGACACACTCGTTAAAGCGATTCCGAACAGTTCTTGGAAACGAAAAATTGTTCTGAATCCAGAAGAATACGTTGGTTCGGTACTTTCAGAAGTTGGCATTGCGTACGGATCTACATCGTCTTATCTCGTAACTCATGCGATGCTTGAAGATTCAGAAGGAAATCCAATTACGATCACTAAGACGGATACCGACATCATCACAATTTATGCGACGGTGTTTATAACATTTTCAACGCAGAGTGCAGAAATAGGATTTATTAAATTACCATTGAACAACACTCTTGTAAATTATTTAGTAGGAGGAGCGTCTGCGCCGACAGGTTATTTTGAAATTGGAGAAGGGAAGAGTCCAGTTACAACACCTTTATCTAATGGACTTCAGGCATACATTGGTACTCCTTCCTCGCAAGTTACTTGGACTGCGGATACGGCAAATAAAAGGCGAACTACAAACTTATCAAGGTTTTCAACAACTCAGGGAATTGGCGCTGTAAGAGAAGTGTCTTTCAATAATGTTTTCAGAATGTCACTTCCTGCCGCCGGTATATTTACCGGTCAGGTATATACTGGCGTAGCAGTTGGTACTGGAGATGGTTTAAACAGGGAGTTCATACTTCCATCAAAAGATATAAAGGACTCTACACTTGTAATTAAAGAAAATGGAACACCTATTTCAAATTATCAAAAACAAAATTATCTTAAAGTTACAACTCCACGTTTTCTTTTTCCGTGGATTTCAGCAAACACAAACTTTC